GCCTGATAGTCCCCATGCTAGAAATAGATATATTAGAGTAATTAACCCTACCATAGATAATAATGCTGTTATGTATTCCATTTTCTATTCTTACTCTTTAAATAACGTAGGTATCTACGAGTATTTTTCTCTATTATATATTCCTTGTACCATTTAGCCCATAATAAAAAGGCAAACATACCGAATAATAATATAAAGGTTACCACTTATCTAGATTAACACCACGTGTGTTAAAGTTACCCATTGCTCTATTCTTTCTATAATCAAATGGTACTGACACTGCAAATGGGTCTGATATACCAGTACCTACCCATTCTGCTGTATTATATAATGTAGAAGGATTGACATGGTCTAGGTACTTGTCTACCCACATATCATTTTTCTCACACCATGCCTCTATTTCTTCGTATGTACCATAGACCAGTGTGCCCATTTTATATGAACTATGGTCTGCATGTAATACTTTTGCCACTTCTTGGTGGGATATGCAATTTGAACTCATGTATATATTATACAATAACAGGAATGTTACTGTCTAGAGGGTTTTTAGAAAGTATATGTGCCTATTCGTCAGGCACATATCTCTCTAAATCACGTGGTGTTATAACGTTGTCGTCTATTAGCATTTGTAATACACGTTGGGCACCTTCTTTGCGTCCCCAATACCAACTCGTACCTACACAGGCAAGTATAAAAACCACATGAATAATAATTAAATCAGCAGTCATTAGAAATGATAGTTATAACCGACTGATATGCTGTCCATGGACTGTCCGTCCATTACAGTTTCTAACATAATCTCTGCAAAGAAATTATTATATCCAACTCTTAGTGCTGAGAAATCATTATCTTTATCATGATATCCATATAATAGATTCACGTCTAGCACTGGTACAATATTGGATACGTCAAGACCTAGTTCTGCATAGGTATCATCAGTATCTGTATCTTGGAATCCACGTATGGATAAACCACCGTAGGTAAGACCAGCAAATACTTCCTCTACCATTTCATAGTCACCTGCGTCATATCTGTACTGGATTACTCCTAGTTCGACTGACATATTGTCCATGACATTCATTTTGTAACCTGCAAATAGGTCATATTCATAGTCTGCTTCGTCACCGAAGTCTACTGTACCGACCCATGCACCAGCATGAAATCCGTTCCATTCACCGATTGCAGTTAAATTAACGTGTGGTTGGTCTGTTTGACTTACTCCTCTAAAGAAATAGTCACTGGCGACTCCCACTGAAACCCCACTCTCTGCATATGTTGTTAAAGGCATAGCGAAAAGCATAGCAATTAATAAAAATCTTTTCATAAGATTCTCCTAGTTGTTATTAATAATAGTTATCGACATCATCTAAGTGGTCTTTCTTCTTACCCTTCCTATTATATTTAAATAGGTCGTATAAGTCTATCAGTGCCTTATAAGCAAATGATAGTATGAACCACCATATGATGATTGATATACCCCACCCAATTAAATAAGCGGGTAGGTAGAATAATGTAATTAACCATTCCATATGTGTTATCAATCCCATGTCATACATTGTTTATGCATTGTGTCTGCGTTTCCACTTGGTCATTATTAATATATTACGCATGTTATATTTATAACGGCATATCCCCGACTCTTGTATAATCGTCAAAGAATACCATACTTACGTGTTGGTTTAATCCGTCTTCTAATGAGAAGAATGGTTTGTGCATTTCTTCACTATATTCAATAGCAGTAGCAAACTTATCTCTTGGATTAAACTCATTAGGGAACTCAGGGATAATTTTATCTATCCACTGCTGTTCCTTACTGTTGTCGTTCTGTATATCTACAACAGAACCTTTTACTGTGGGCCATATTACGCCCTTGAATTCGTTAGAGTAGAACTCGTCACTGGTTTCATACTCAGTGTCGATTTGACATAACTCTTTTGTATCTCCATATCTAAATGATACAATACCTGTAAATATCTTAGGTTCGTCTTCCCACCACGCAATAGGACAATTTAGATATGAAAAGTTATTCTCTTCTATCTGTGTTCTTATATCTGCAAGTGCCTCGTTCTTCTTTACAATTTCCCTGTTAACTTCTGGCCCCCACTTATCTGTTTCTGACATGAGAAATGGTTCAACAGAACCTTTTTCAGGAATTGCCTGTTGTAATATCTCTCTGCAATTATCGTGTAGCACCACGTTATCTTGTAGCAGTATTATCTCAGTGCCTGGCTGTATTCTGTCATAGATATCGTCACCACCACGCATATTTGCCTTATCTAAATCATGAAATCCTAGTACAGTTTTCCAATCATATTGTTCTGCCTCTATGATATGTGCAACCTTGTCAGATAACATATCTAACATTGCTCGTTCTGATTCTTCTGTTTTTAATCCAGTATTGACTATTACTACTACTGGGTCTTGTTTTCTATTCAACATTTATTACTGGGAATATTTTACTAATTACTCTTCCTACCTCTTTTGCAATTTCCATGTGTTCTAATTGTGTGCCATTTTCACTGCGTAGTTCTATGTAGTGTATCCAAGAACGAAGTGTTCCATTGACATACATGGTAGACGCAGTAAGACCTTCGGGTAATACCGCACGTGCTTGTTCTTTTGCAATACCAAGTTCTAATGCACGATTATAGGCCGCACTGGTCAATTCAATTACATTGTCCTGTATCTTATCCCACTCTGATAATATATTTTCGTCTGTTGTGGGTATACTGTTCTGTCTATTGACTGGGTCTTGCATACGTGCTTCACGTGTTTCAAAATCTGTTGCAACAGCATATCTCTGACTGAACTCTTGGAATGAAAATGACCTGTGTCTTAGTATCTGTCTGGCTATATCACGTGTTGTCTTTATCTCTAGACATGCACTTACCATTTCAAATGGTGACCAGTGTTTGTGCTTGATAAGATATTTTATCAATCCGTCACTAGACTCACTATTCATTTGATTATCAGGATTACTGACTCTCGCACAAAAGGCTACCATTTCCTGTGCACTGGTGGTATCGATAAGATAATCACCGTCTGCCTGACTGTAGTTTATTAGTTTTACTTTCATTAATCGTCCTTATATGACATGTATGTTGTTAGTATGTATTTTGGATTACTCACAGGTGGTTCTGCCAAATGTGGGTGTGTCCATATTGGTGGAAATGCAATTGCCTGTCCACGTGTTGGTTTAAATCTGTGGTTATGGTATTGGAATATTGTTTCACCACCCTCTTCCACGTCATTAAGATAAGACTGTATAGCAAGATCTCGTGTTGCAGTATCATAATTGACTACGTCAATATGTTCGTCAAAATAATCATCACCACCAGTCTCATATTTCTTTATGCAAAACATTTCCATACATTCTAGTGGTGGTAAGAATTGACCTATCTCTATACTGCGTATGTAATCTTTTATCACTCTTATAGTTGCCTGTTCTAATTCAGCATGTATCTTTGGATAATTGTGTAACCAAAGTTTACCGAATTGTCCACCATGATTGGCTCTCTCATGGTCTTGAGGGTTATTGTCATATAGGTCGATAAGATAATCACATAACTTATCTTTGATATGACTCTCACCCTTGTATATCATGCAAACACTCCTTGGTACTCATTCAGTGTATAGAAGAATGTTATCTCTTCCCCTGCTTTGATATTTCTTATGACAGTTAACATTCTGTAATCAGTTCCGTCTGCATTCTTTATTACGCCTTTGGCGTTAGGATTATTAGCATGATTAATAAAACCACCAAGTGGTGTTCTAATCCACTTACCCATTGCCCATACGTGAGTAATACCCAGTTCTGTATCTTTTGATATATCTTCTTTTGCAAAAATACCATATCCGTCTATCTCTGATTGTTTAATTATAACCTCTTTTGGTAGAGGGCGATAGTGGTTTTCTGAGAACATTTTAAGTATCGAAAGTTTTGGGAACTTTAACAATCTTGATACCTCGTCTCAATAGTTCATTACGTATTTTACGTTTGACCTTTGGTTTAGTATTGTCAGCGTTTAACATTTCAAATGCTTCTTTTTGTGATAGTTGTTTTACATAGAAATGTTCTATAGAAACTTTCTTAGTTGCTCTATCTACTTTCACTGCACTTTCTTTATATTTTGTAGGCATAATTATCTCATATTGGGTGAAAAAATGTTACTTGAGTATATCTCCAATTGTCACCCATATATTTGGAGTAATCCTCTATGTATCCACCATGCAATTGATTGCCAGGAAACATAACCAATCTATTGAATTCTGCAGGTATGATTTCTTTGATATCAAATAGTTCTTCTACAGGATATAATAAATTCTTTTCTTCTTCGTTTGTGACCCATGTACCTTCGTATATAGCAGTGCCACCGTTTGCTACCTTATCCATGTATGTAATACAATTTATCACTGAGTCTTTGTCTAAACAATCTAGTGCACTGTCAATATGTGGATAGTGTTGAATATCTTTACCATGGTCTTTCAGTGATTGGAATGCATTAAACTCATAACACTCGTCCCATTGATAGTCATGAGACCACCAATATTTTCTACAAATATCAGTCAGCATCTTCATTTGCATTTGATATAATCTTGTAGGGAATCCTATTTTGTGTATCACTCTGCAGTCAAGGTAGTCCTGCGTATTTCTTGATTGTCTTTCTTCACTGTATTTCCATAGTGCTACGTCTTGTTTCTCTAACCAATCGTATATTGCGTCAGGATTTTCATACAGATTATCAATGTAGACAACACCATTCTCCATACGTGGTTCTAGTTTCTCACTAAATCTAAAAAGTGTGTCGTTGCTATATACTCTACTCATGGTGTAAAAATCCGTAGTCTAGTCTATCTAGCACTTCGTCTGAGTATCCATAACCTAAATTGTCATGGTGGTCTAGATTAAAACTGATTGATATTCGTTCTTTTTGGTCGTCTTGTCTTGGTACGTGGTGATACAAATAAGCAGGCCACATTGCTATGTCACCATTGTTTGGTTGATAGTGCATTTCCTTCTGCACTGCAGGTGTACCGAAATGACTCATTTGGCCTTCTTCTATCTGTAAATCTTTTGTAGCAAATAACATGTTTGCATATTCTGTAGGACTCTCAAATACAATGGGTGCACATGGTTGACCTGTTTTTACATAGAATGTCCCTGATATCTTAGAACCCTTATGATTGTGTGCAGTGTGGACATGGTCTTCTGTGTATCTATTTACCCACAACATTAAATGCACTTTATCCCTTGTTAGTTGTAATTCTCTTGGACTGAACAAGAATTCTTTATGCATTAAATCGACATAGGTATCTTTGAGTGTGGTTGCTAGATTCTTGCACCACTCTTTATCTGTAATGAATCTGTCGTGGAGTTCCCTATTGAAATAGGTAGTGTAGTTTCTTGATTTATCGTCACCAAATTCTAGTTCAACTTCTTTGATTGCTCTACGAACATCTCTAACTATCTCTTCGTAGTCTGCTATGAACTTCATAGTATAAAACGGAGTTGTGAATAACTCCGTCTTTCTAACGTCTAATGGTCTGTAATCTCTAGTCTGTCTTTGACTTTTCATTCTTTTTCACACCTACACCCACTCCTTTGTCTCCGTTGGGCATAGTTACATTACGATAATAAATTATTACTTCACCTAATTGATTAATATATCTTTTGATTTCTTGCATATCTTCTGCCATGATTTCGTAATCACCGATAGTAGTTGCAACAAACAATACTTCACCATTATTTTGTTCCTTCATTTCATCTAGGAATCTATCTAAGTATGTATAACCGTCAGGCCAATCAGGATTTTCTGTCTCTGACTTATCACATGACTTAGGTCTCTTGAGTTGTTCTACACCTTTATCATCAAACTTCTTAGGGTCAAATGATATAGTCTTCCTACATGGATTTGTTATCTTAGCTGTTGATACTACCCACCATTGAGGTGCTGTCAAATTAACAGGACGTGGTAAATCAGGTTGCATAATATCAATCTGAATTGGTTTGGAAGATATTTCTATCTGTTTCGTTGGTATTAGTGAACAACCACTAATCGCTATTGTCAGGAACAGTAAGCTTATAAAGTTCTTCTGTATCATCTTCCATACTCTCCATTACTTTTTCACTTCCATTGTTAAACCTGTTGGTTATCAACCCTGGCTTTTTCAATGCAAGCATATCTAAATTATGTCTAGCAAAGATTGCTAAGTATTCAGCTTTCTCTGCCTCTATTTCCGCATTTCTACGACTCATGTTCATAAGAGATTTACCTTGTCTCTCATATGACTCTCTCAAGGCGTCCATAGCCTGTTTCTGTTCTTCTACTGCACTTTCTAACTTGATATTGTTAGCAGTCAAGGTCTGATTCTGATTGTACATATAATAACTGAACAATCCTAGTGCAACCAACAGACCAATTAATAAATTCTGCATTAGTCCTCTACCTCTATTTTATAATTGAGTCCAGCAGCTCCACGAATCTCTACTGGTCTCTTATCCGAATCAATGAAAGATAGAAATTTCTCTTTCTTCGTGATTATCTTTCTTACACCAGTGTAAACTCTATCGTCTTTATCACCCCATTCGGCGTTATACGATACAGACACAATGTAACGTGTCATGAATAATGATTTTATCCATGACCATAGGTTCCAAAATTGTCGTTTTAAAAAATCCATACTAATAATAATGCCAATAAGAATCCTTTTGCAAATGATATCCACATTGCGTGGTATTCACTAATGTTAAAGAAGTCCATATATTTGTATACTTGTTGTTCATGCCAATCTAGAAATTTATGTAAATGTTCCATATGTTTCTCCTATGACCACTCAATCCAACCAGTGGTTATATATTTATGCCCTGAGATAGGTGGATTACCTCTGTGGACGTGTGTAAAGTAGCCTGGCCATACCAAGAAGTCACCCTTCTTTGGTTTGTATCTACAATGTTGATATAAGAATTCTGTTTCACCACCCTCGTCAACGTCATTAAGATATAACATATATGCTAATACTCTATCACGTGTTTCTCTACCCATTGTCTCACAATGCCATAAATGATATCCTTCGCCTGGTTCTGTTCGTTGTACCTTCGGAGGCTCAATCACTTTTATAAGGTCTCTTAGTTCTTGAAAGTAATGTTCTGTATATATTGGTAATATGTCGTCTTGAATCTTTCTTACTAATTCAGAATTGCGGTCTGAGAATCTAGCTTCTTCGGTGGGTGGTAGTTTAGCATAAGACGGAGTTGAAGTATCTGATTTTTCTAACTGGTTGTTTGTGTCATATTGTCCACGTACATTAATCTGACCATTATCTTTTACACAATGCCAATATTCAATTAATGAATCGCATTCTCTGTCGTCAAAGAATCCTCTGCAGTGCATTATAAAATTATTGTTAAGTTCTACGGATTCCCCGTTAGGAAAGTCCTTCGTCACTGTTTGCATAATTATGTTTCCTATGGGCAAGTTTTTCTTCCCAGTTTTCTATTGCTTTATGGATTCCTTCCTCAGCAAGGACAGAACAATGGAGTTTGATGGCAGGCAACTCAAGAGCCTCTGCAATATCTTTATCTTTAATTTGTTTTGCCTGTTCAATTGTTCTACCTTTGAGCATTTCAACAAACATGGTTGATGATGCGATAGCAGAACCGCATCCATAAGTTTTGAATTTGACATCTTCTATAATATCCCCATTCATTTTTAGGTCAAGTTTCATAACGTCACCACATGCTGGTGCACCTACTAGTCCTGTTGCAACATTAGGGTCTTTAGGGTCGAACCTACCGACTGCATGTTTCTCAGGATTAGCTAATACGTCTTCAAATCTGTCTACTACCTTTTTACTATATGCCATGTTTTATTTATATAAAAAAATAGGGGAGTTTCTTTAAAGACTAAACTCCCACACCGAAAAATCGTCTCGCAATTTCAGTTATTGTATTTTTTCCTACGGACGTATAACTGGGCGCACATGCTCAAGACCCGTCCAAGAGAGTGTGGATTCAACCACTATTCAATACCCCTAAGCATATTGACCCCTCAAAATTGGTGAGTACAACGGGCGGTTTTCTGTTGCTTCTTGTGCTTATAGTCATCTTCGCAATGAAGGTTCCACACACCACTCACACCAATCAAACGTGGTTAGTAACCGCAACTTCCTTTTGAAAGTCAAGGATATTACCACCATTTCTTAATGCTTTAAGTTGTTCGATAGTGTTAGCGGCACTAGTGTGAACTATACCGATACCACCCGCTTCAACCCAAGCGTCAATGTTCTTTTGTCTGTCGTCAATCAAGACTGCACCTTCAATAGCAAAGGCAGCTTTCTGACTACCACTGTAAGTACAAGTAGTGACAACAAATGGGTCAACCCACTGTTTAATCCACTCTTGCTTATCATACACAACTGTTCTTCTGTTTATCGCACCAGCGGCTGTCAAGATTTCCCAAGGAACACCAGTATGTTTTACATATCCGATTAGTTCATGGTAATCAACCATTGGTGGTAAGTTTCTGAACAGTCTTTTGTCAGTTAATTCTTGTTTTCTTTCGTCATATTCAGTGTGACCTTTAGCGTCAGCAGTAAGGGGTTTTCCTATCATTTCAGATACACCCTTAATGAAGTCAACTAGGACTCCGTCCATGTCAATAAAGATTGTTTCTAATTTCACTTCTTTTTTCATCATGTGTATAGGCTAACATTAAAATAGGGTCATTGTCAAGCGCTTTTCCGCTATTTTTTGACCTATTTTCTCTGCTTCAACCTCGTCTATCCCTTGCCTGGCAAGGACTTGACGGACATGCACCATTTCATGTGCAAGGGTTATCTCCCTTTCATCGTCTAATTTGACATATATTGATATATCTCTTAGTTTTCCGTGTATTGGGTACTCAATATAACCTTGTTTTGGGTGTGGGTGTGGTAGGCGATAGATATGTACACGAATCTTCCGAGAATCCTGAATACCTAACTCTCTTGCGTAGTAACAAGCACTCTCTTTCAGTGCTTTATATCTACTGTAGACCCTCATTTAACTCAATCACTCTTTCTTTCTTATACCATATTTTACTGTAAACTTTTGTACTTCTCCACTTTCCGTCTACCATTTCTTCTATGACCCACCTAGGAGTTCCGAATGGACTCCTGTCACGCATAAGACGTGCTTTCTCTTTCTGTAATATCAATAATCTCATTAGAAATATCTACCTAACCATTTGCTTAATCTTTTGAATGATTCGTCTTCGGGATTGTATACTTTAACAGGTGGTATTTGTGCTACCTCTTTTTTGACATAGTCATATGGTTTGTCTAAGTAATCAAACCAATTTATCATGTACATATCATCACATAATTTTGCACGTTGTTGTGCTTCTCTGATATATCTTCTGACTTTACGGAATCTTTTGAAACTGAGGGACATGACTTTTAGTTGAAATAACCATGAGATAATTTTAAATCCTCTTTGGTATGCTTGATTTATCTCAAATTCTATTCTACAAAGTTCACCTATTCCGTCCTGTCCATAATCTGTCATTATGTGTGATACGTCATGTAAATCCATATTCCAATAAGCATATGCCATGTTTGGATTAGGTGGTACATGTAAACTTGTTATGTCACTTGTTTTATCCCAGTTACCAAGAAACTCTTGTCTTACTGCACCAACTGTACCTTTCTTAAATTTCTTATTTAATGGTAGTCTCTCACCTTTTAGATATCTTTTACCTTGAGGAGTTTCTTGCCATTCCTCAATTATCTTTTTATATCCCTTACCGTTAAATGCGACATTTATCTCAACATAGGCCTGTGTGTCACCTTTGTTTTTTATAAGACGTTTGATTGCAGATATCCCTGCAGGTATATTAATTTCGTAGGCTTTGTAGACTTTTTCAGGCATTTCTTAACTTTTCTCCACACTTTGGACACTTCAATGGGATATCAAGCAGTTTTGTGGCCGCATAATGTTTATCCCATTCCTCATCTATATTTATGACTGGTATGTCATGGAACATTTCTGACGGTAACGGGAATCCTATATGCTCAGTCTTCTTCATCTATTTCTTCGAGTTGACCTTCGTCAATCTCAGCACCACAATAAGGACAATGCTGGATTGGATAATGGTGTTCGTCCATTTCAGAATATATCTCACATTCTGATTGACAATCTGTACAAAAAAGTTTAATTAAACTCACTGTTGTATGTTCCCTCTTCTTTTACTAGGTAATTAGGTTTGTTGATTAAATGTGGCAATTCTAAATGTTTGCATATATTCTCGTAAGACTTAACCTTCCCATTCAATGTCACGAATGGTAAAGGCGTTTCCCCAATATCTTTGTATGTAAAATCTAAACCGCATATGTAAATCCTTACTTCGTTTTCTACCCTATCTACGGTATCAAGCATATGTCTGTATCTGTCACAGTATACGTCTTGTTCCCTTTCAGTAGGAAGATATAATTTATAACTGTCCACCTTTATGTAGTCCTTCAAGTTCAGTGTATCCACCGATATTTTCTTCATTAACTATAATTTGTGGAAAGGTTCTGGCGCCAGGAAATTGTTCCAATACGTCTTCTCTCTGAAAGTCTTCTCCTAACTGTTTATATATAAAATCATATCCATTAGTTTCACATAGTCTCTTTGCCATGTCACAGTATGGACACTGTGTTTTTCCCCATATCTCTATCATTTGTTACTGTACTCCATGTTTATTTTAGAATGGTGTTCTTCGTCTGCTCTAACTTTCTTAATTAAGTCAGATAGTTTAGCACTCTTCTTCATTTTATAATAATCGATAGCGAGTTGTGGTGCAGGTATATTCTCTACTTCTCCACTCTCTACCAGTCTTAAATACTCAGTGTATGATTTGACTGCTTCTTGTTCAAAGTATGCAATCATTCTATGTGCAGTTCTAAAGTCCACTATGTAAACTAAGAAGTAAAACAACATAAAAATCATTTGTGCAAACAAAACTAGGTATCTTTCAAACCAGTTTGGATTTGCAATTTCTATGAAAAACATTAGGTGCATTCTTTCATTCTCTGCTTCTGCTAACATTTCTCGTATCTGAGGCCCCCAACCAGTCTTCATTTTCCTGAGACTTTTGAGGTGTAACCACATACCAGCAACCATGCCTGGCACTCCTGCAACTGTTTCTAATACAACTGCTCTGTGTCCGTATCTATTTGCAAAAAATGTATCCGCAATGAAACGGAAAAACTTGGTCATGGATTTTGCAAATATATCTCTCATTTCAATTCTGTTTCTATAAATTTACCGAGAGTTTGTATGTCTTGTTCTGATAACATTCCTGCCTGTCCCCACATAGTGGCTGACATAGCACCAACTTGTTCCCCATTCTTATACTGAGTCAATCTATTTATTATGTAATCTGAACTCTGTCCTGCGAGTCTAGGGAATGATGCGATACCTTGTCCTTCTTGACCATGACAGGCGGCACAACCTGCCCATAAACTTCTAATTGAACTGAACTCGTCTGCGTTTGCGAGTTCTTGTTTTGCTCTGAGTTGTTCTACTACTGTTCCATTGACTCTTACATACTCTTCATAACATTCACCTGAACAATTACTGTTTCTTGAATAACCTTTATATTCTAAGTCGGGATAGATAACCGTAGCGAAAAAGAGTGCAAGCAAAGTGCACCCAAATAATACCATTCCTAATTCTCTCATATGATTTGTAATATTATGTATATCAGTCCGATAACAAGTCCTAAAAATGCCACCAATAATATGATAGCGGTTGTAAATAAGTTTAAAGGTGTTGGGTTAAAGTCTTCTTTACTCCCTGCACCCAGTAATAATTTAAATATCAATCTCATGCGACATTTCTATATTTAGAATCGACACAATGACCATGCCAAGTTTTCATATCGTCATTACAGACATCGTCTTCAATCTTATCAATCCATTCTTTCATTTCTTCTTCGGGTTGTTTTCTTTTTCTCTCTGGCTTATCGCACATATATGTACCGTCTTTTTCATTGAAACACAATCCGTCAAGAGTTTCGATTGTGCTTACACAACCTGCAAGATATACTGTAATCAGTGTTGTAAAAATTATTCTAGTCATAAAATATTCCCATTGTAAATCTGTACATTGGAGCTTCTGTACTTGGTGGTCTTATTGCGTGAGTTACTCCTTCTCCTAACCATAGTACAGCTCCTGGCACGTATGGTACAGCGGCGTGGAATGTCTCTCCGTCATTTTCATAAATTATAGTTTCACCACCCCATTTATTATGCCACTCAAGGTTTGCATAGTAAACTATAGAAGTTTGTTTTCTATGTGTATGAGGCCAAAACTGTTGTCCTTGATAAACCAAATTGACTGAACAATATGTTGGTTTCTTATCCCCCATGATATCATGATATTCTTGACAGAACTCATCAGGTATACCTAAATCTCCGAAGTAATCAAATTTTGTTTTACCATGTCTATCTCTTTCACCTTTTCTTGCTACGTGAGCAAGATAGTATGATTTTGAGAATGGTGCTTCAACTCCGTCATAATCATTCCAACCAAGGCGATAGTCCTTCTTAAGTAATTCCTGCCACACTGCAACCCTTAAGTTCATAGGTAAAGCATTTGGTATCAGTTTATATAAATCACTTTCTAATTTCATAATATAAAATATATCTTACAGTTTAAATCCTTCAAATGTATCTTCTTGGATATCTTGTTTGATACCACCTATGACATAAGATTCAATCTCTGTCTCCTGTGGTGCGTTCTGTAGTCCTCTACTGTTGAACCAGTGTTTAGTCCAAGGCAATGGATTATTTGCACTAGAGATATCATACATTGCATTCAGGCCTATTGCTCTAAGTCTTTTGTTTGCTATGTACTCTACATATTGTCCAAGAAGTGGTACAGATAATCCTATCATAGAACCTTCTTTAAACAAGAACTCTGCCCATTCTTTCTCTTGATTCACTGCGTCCTCATACATTGAGTAAACTTCTTTCTCACAATCTTTCATAACCTTATGCATGATTTTATCTTTCTCATGGTTTGCATAACATTTTAGTATGTGTTGTGATACAGCAAGGTGTTGTGCTTCGTCTCTTGCAATAAGAGATAGTATCTTTGCACTGCCTTCCATGACTTTCAGTTCACCGAAAGCGAAGGAACACGCAAAGGATACAAAGAAGCGTATTCCCTCTAATATATTCACACTGATAAGTGCGAGATATAATGCTTTGTATAGTTCATAGTCGTCAACTTTTTGACCTAATAACTTCCTACGTCCTAGTTCAATGAAATGGTCGTATTTTTCCGTGACCATATCTGCCCTCTTAATGATTGCTTCTTCGTCTAATATGGTGTCAAATACGTCACTTGGGTCTGAGTATACATTCTTTATGATATGTGTATAACTTCTACTATGGATAGTCTCAAAGAAGTCCCATGTAATAATGCAAGACTCAAGTTCAGGAAGGGTCACGAATGGTAAGAACGATAATGCTGGTGCCCTACCCTGAACTGAGTCTAGCAAAGTCTGATACCTCAGATTAGAGGTGAATATATGTTTCTGTGATTTATTCAAAGAGGCATAGTCGTTCCTATCTTTCTGTAAAGATACCTCTTCGGGTCTCCAAAAGAATCCTAATTGTTTCTGTGTCAGTTTATCAAATATAGGATACTTGAAGTCGTCAAATCGTTGTGTGTTTAAGGCTTCACCAAAGAATATCTTCTCCTTGGTGTAGTCTACTTTGTTCCTGTTAAATACTGTCATTCTTCTATCTTCGTAAATTCTAAGTGTTCGTAATTGTTTACAAAAAATGATTTATTGTGTGTCACTTCCCAACCTTTGACCCAATTCGTCATTTTTTCATGTTCCATGCTATCAATGTCTTGTTGCATGTACGGATTCTCTCTTCCGTCATATCTCAAGACACCTATCTTTTCCCTTGACCATTCACTTGCTTCATAGTGAAACTCAGCACCTGACTGACCACAATGACTCAATTTACTTGCGTCTTTTGTATAGTAGTGCAAAAACATATGATATGAATAGTCACCCATAAAAGTATCTCGCCAGTGTACCACATTTGGGCCATGATACAAGAGGATATCTCCAACTTCTAAGTCTACATCAATAGCATTCTTTCTTTTTCTAATAGGAATGCCTTGAGTTTGTTCAAAGACTTTGTTTTCATTCATTGCAGGGTCACTAGATGTATCCACCCAGTTCCTAGTGTTATCTAACCATATTTTCCATGGTTTGTCATTATCTGATTGATATCCTAAACAGATAGTGGCACTTATTTCACATGAGGGTCTATCAGAATGTGCTCTTAGATATGCACCTCTATCATATTTTCTAGTGAAAGAATAAGTTTGTTCCAACTCTATATCAAGTCTTTTATCTAATTCTTTATGTAACCACCTATGCATTGCAACTCCCATAGGTGTGGTATGTCCACCTCTAGAAGTATTGTGTGAAGAAACAGGACTATTTGGTATTGGTTCTAATTCTTCGTCAAAGACAGCTGCGTATGCGTCAGGCCATGGTTCAATTGTTTTCCATGTATCTAATGCAAAATCTGTTATTTCTTTTGGTATAACATTACGTAAGACTAAGTAACGGTCTTTTATGAGTTTGACTGTATCGTCATTCATAAATCCGTGTGCGTCTTTCCCGTAATTCGGGCCGTCTTTATATGTTACTCTATATGGCACAAGCGTCACAATCCTCTTCATCGAATGGGTCATACCCACTCATTACATTAGCTGCGTCATCTACTGCGGAAGGCAATTCTTCTTTCACAACGTCTTCTTCTTTACCGTCCATAGTATTATGGTAGTAAGAAGTTTTCCACCCATATTTATATGTATTGAGCAAGTCATTTGCCATAACAGACACAGGAACTTCACCATTTTCATAGTTCTCAGGGTTGTATGACCAGTTACCACTAATACCTTGGTCAAAGAACTTTTGCATAACTGCAACTACTTTGATATATCCAAGATTATCTTTCATATCCCATAGCAATGTATAGAAGTTCTTGAGTTGTGTATACTGAGGTACAACCTGTTTAAGTGTTCCCTTCTTACTCTTCTTAACTGACAAGTGGTCTCTAGGTGGTTCAATACCATTTGTCGCATTTGATACAACACTAGACGATTCACTAGGCATTTGTGCACTAAGTGTAGAATGTCTCATACCATGTTCTAGGACTTCGCCACGTAGCGCCTCCCAGTCTTTCTTATACTTTATAGTTACTAGGTCGTCCACGTCCTTTTTGTACGTATCTATGGGTAATATGCCCTTCGCATACTTAGTTTTATGGTGCCAATCATTCTTACCCTTCTCTTTTGCAACGTTAATAGACGCTTTGATAAGTGAATATTGAAACTCTTCTGTTAGTTCATGGATTAACTGTAAAGATTCTTCACTTCCATATTGTGCTTTGTTCTTTGCAAGATAATGTGCGAGACCAATATATCCTATACCAAGACTTCTTCTCTTGATTGTTGATATCTCAGCGGCTTTCACAGGGTATTCTTGATAGTCAATCAATTCGTCAAGTGCTCTGACTGATAGGTCACATAAGTGTTCTATCTCGTCCAACTTAACAATACCTACGTTGACTGCACTTAAAATACACAATGCAATCTCACCTTTATAATCGTCAATAGATTGTATAGGTTTTGTAGGTAGAGTGATTTCCTGACAAAGATTACTCATGTTC